TCCTCTGTATATTTGTACTACATCATTAATAATATTTTCATTTAATGCGATAGCTATATATGTTTGATCTACTCCAGATAAACTTAAATTAAGTGAGTTCTTAATTGGCTCTGAGCCTTCTTGCGTATTTCCTATTCCTAAAATATGACCACTTGCTGAATATGTTCTAGAACTTCCAGAAATACTTGAAGTTAAAGGAAAACTACAATCAGTTAAATATAAAGGTGTTGCAAAGTTTAAATGAATTAAATGAACAGGATTTATATTACCTGTTGCTAACTCAGTTTTAACAGAACTTGTTAATCCTCTTGACATTAAATGCTCTCAATAACATCAAATTCATATTTAAATAATGGCTTACCTTCATTATTACTTGTGTTAGCTTGAAACTCTTGAACATCACTAGATAAATGAACTGTAAAAGGTACATCATCAAATGCTACTGTTTCATCATTAGCTAAAGCTGTTGTTAAAGGTGGCTCTATTGTAACTGTAGCCGCATTACTTGATGAAGTAACATCAGCCATAATCATATACACTTTAGAATGACCAGAAAATTTTATAAAATCTCCAGCTTTAAGTCTATGATCTCCATCAGCGTGAAATCCATCTATATCAATAGTTGTATCACCAACAGCATGAACTCCATTTACATTAATAGTTGTATTTTCATTTCCCTGTGCGTCTAAATAGCTAGGGAAGGTTATAGTGAAATCTTCTTTCTGTGATCGTTGTTTAATAATAAATGCTTGTATTGGTGCAAATGTAGATCGTGGCATTAGCGGATAACTAACTGTAAAACTCCATCTTTGCCCATCTATTTGCCTTCTAAATGTTTTACCACTATCAGTTGTAGAAACTAATGTACGTTGTTCACTTTTAACATTTATTGCATCAAATGATGTATCTGGTAATGCCCCACTCATACTATTGCCTGTCTGCCTGTTTCATTTACAGCACTATTAATCATATTTACTATTACACCTCTACTATTAGTTAATAGTTCATTAAACCCTCTAGCATCAACTGTATTAATATTAAAGTTTACATTTACAGGTTGACCACCTCCCATTTGATTATTGGGAACTATTTTTCCAGAACCACTAGGTACAAACATCTCTGGACCTTTTTCTCCAACCATATATGCTTGATCTTTATTTACTGAACCACCTCCAGCTCTATAATTAGTTGATTTAATTTGTGCAACCATAGCCATACCTTTTGCTAATGCACTTGCACTAACAGCAATATTTAATGGAAAAGGATATTGACCAAATGCTTTACTTGCCGCTTTAACAGCATTGATAGTAGCTTCTGCAATTTGAAATCTTTTATATGCTTCAAATGCAGTTCTATTTAAACCACTTAATGCTCTTAAAGCATCAGAAGTATTATTATGAATTTCATCTAAACCCATTTTATTTATTTTGGCTTGTTCTCTAGCTTGTTCTGCCGCTTCGTATCTTCTTATGTTTGCAAATTGTCTGTATGCTTTTAATTGATTTTCTAATTCTTGCTCTACTGTTAAAGTATCTTTCTTTGCTTGTTCTGGTAACTTTGGAAAAAGTTTGATTTCTAAAGCCTGTAAAGAAGCAATTTTTTCTTTTATCTCTGTTATTGCTTCACTTATTGTAAATAATTCTTTTGAAAAAGACGCACCTTTAGCTTTTTTTTCTAAAGGTGATAATTCTTGTAATGTTTTAAATCTATCTTCAAGAGTTTCTAATTCTTTGTTAAGTTGAAAAACATTTAAACTTTCAAATGAATCTTTTACATCAAACATTTCTCTTCTAAGAATAGCAGATTCATCACTAACTTTTTTAATTGCTAATGCTATTAAACCTAATGATGTAGGTATTGGTGCTATTGCTAATAACAAACCAGCCGCAACAATCTTAACTGTATCCATATTATCAGCTAATGTTTTCATTCCTTCAGCAGTTGCAACAACAGCTTGAGCAAGTTTTGTTCCTATTTCTACTGCAACCCTATCTAATGTTTCAGCATTTTTTTCTAAAAATTTATCTAAATCTCCAAATTGTCTTTTTAATTCTGCAAAGAAACCAGCATCTAATAATGTTTTCTTAAAATTAAATACCTTATCACCAATCATTGATAAAGTTCCTTCAAGTGTTTGTGCTAATGCATCAGTAGTTCCACCAAACTCTCCTCCTTCACCAAATACTTCATCAAATCTTTTTATTGTTTCATTAATAGATACTGTTGCACCAGCTTTAAAACCAAGCATGGCTCTAACACCTCTATCTCTAAATAAATCTGCCGCTCCAATACCAGCACTAAATGATCTTTGTATTTGTTCTGCTGTAGTTCTAAAATCTAAACCAGTTGCCGCCGCTACATTACCAGTAATTTCTAATAAATCTGATAATTCTTCAGCATCTTTTGCAACAACAGCTAAGTTTCCAGAACCAGCTTGTATTTCTTGTAAACTAAAAGGCACTTTAGAAGCAAATTTTGCCATTTTATCAAAGGCTTTTGCTCCTTCTTCAGCACTACCAAATAAAAATTTTAATCTTACTTGTAACCCTTCTATTTCTTTTCCTGTATTAACAAGATTACGAATAACTAAACCAGCACCTAAACCAGCTAATGCGTTTCTTACATTAAATACAGATTTTTTTACTCTATCTAAACTACCTCTGACTCCTTGTAAGGCTCGTTGCGATTTATCCTTTGCAACTATATCTATATTAACTCTTTTTGTAGCCATTAGCGGTTCATCATTTGTTGTTGTTTGGCTTTATCATGTTGTATTTCAAAATAAGCCAACCACATATTAAACTCTTGAACTGGCATTTGCAATACATCTCTAATAGACATATGCAATCGTTCAGCTAATGCTATGATAGAATATAGTTCTGGATCAGAATTTACTTTTTTTTAAGGTCTTGAATACTGTCTTGTGCAAGTATCTCTGAAGCAACTCTAGAAATAACATCAGTATCTGCTTTAATTTTAAACTTAGGCTTGTGAGATAGATCAAACATTTTCTCACCGCTTTTAGTTTCTGATTTTTGAATTATAACATCTACTAATACGTTTAAATCTGAATCGTTAGCACCCTTAAATATTCGTGCCTTTTCATTCATTGTAAAAGGGCGAACATAAATTGCTTTTTCGCCCTCTAAACCCCATTCTGGTACTTCTATTATTTTAACTTCTAAGCTATCAAAATGACTTACGACACCTTGAAAGTAATCAATTTTTTCTGGCATTTAATCCTTATGATACTGTGCTATGCGTTACTCCACCACTAAACTGAATATTGAGTGTTCTTGAAATTATTCCGTCCATTGTTACAGCCACATCAGCACCTGTTACAATTCCAGTACCATTGTAGTATTTATCACCACTATCTGCACCTTCTGGGTATAATTCAATAGTTGCACTTGAACCAACATCTAATGCTTCTTGACCATTAGTATCTGTTTCGTCCCAATGACATTCAATAGTTGCTGTAGCGTCACCACGCAATGCAACATAAGATTTTTTAGAATCAGTTAAAGACGTATCTTCTACTGTGTCTTGTGTTTCGTTCAACGTGAAGCCCGTGACCTCAGCTACAGTCGCTGATCCCACTTTTACCACCCCACTGGTTCCAACATGAGTTGCCATAATCTACTCCTCGTTTGTTTCTTCAGTTTCAACATCAACTTCAACTTTTTTTGCAGTTGATCTAGAAACTTTTTTATCAATTTTAAAACCATTTGCAAGATATTTATCTAGCTTGTCGTCTGGTATCTCTATCTGGTCTTTGCCATCTGGAAAATATATTTTAATTCTTTTAGCCATTATGCAGTCCCCCTTACAAATTCATATAAAACTCTTACAACAATTCTTATACCACCATAAGGAAAAAGTACACCTTCATCAGTATTGGCTTCTATTACTTGAGTATTTAAAGCATTACCATTTCTTGTAATGTCAGCATCTAAAGTTTCCTCAATAACTTCTATGAGTTGATTGCGTAGGGTATCTATGTTGGCTGTTGTGCCTTTAACAAAGCCTACGATTAAGAAATCTATAGTTCCTTGTCGTTTTCCTGTACCTACATCACCTAATGAAAGCATTTCTCTTGTTTCATCACCTGTTTGTACATATGCAGATGGAAACTGAGCATTACTTAATTCTTCTGGTTCAAAAGGTTCTCTTTTAATTAACTTTAGTTCAATAGGGCTAGAAACAGCGTCTAATTTTGTAATTATATCTCCAGCAATACTTTCTCGTTTACTCATAATCTAATAGCCTTGTTAAATATCTCTCTTATCTTATCTTCATCTCTTCGTCCAATAGCAAAGAATGGTCTTTGTGGCATTTTACCATGTCCTGTATCATGGAAGAAAGCCTTTTTATTTTCTTCTTGTCTGCGGAAAAATAATGTTGCTTTATTTCTTGTTGCTTTAAAAGTTAATGATCTAAACATTCTACCAGTATCAGTTAAATCTACGAATGATATTTGCCTTCCTCTTTTGGCTCTGTCTTTTCTTGCTGACTTTGAATAAGGTCTAAATCTACCTCCATCTGGCATTTGACCTTTTTGTGTCTTATCCGTTATTTGTTGAATACCATAAGCTGACGCTTGAGATAAACCTTTTTGAATATTGCTTGGTATTTTTCTTTGTAAGGATTTAATGTAATTAGTAACTTCTATTGTATTAGCTGTTACTTTAATATCTGCGACCATTACCTAACAAGGCGTAAATTATGTATAGGCTCTTTTTCTGTTGCTTGAACAGTTCCGTCAGAATTTTCGTCATAGTCTATTCCGTCACGCAATATGGCTTGAAACTCTTCTGCATATCTTGATCTATAATAATCTATTTGAACTTGAAAACTATCTTTGCCTTCACCTGTATCTGGGTCACGCCATTTAGTAAGCTGGGGAAATATATAATCTGCAAAAGCCTTATAACAAGTTGCTCTTCTCCATTGTGTTGCTGTGAGTTTAGAGTTTGTCATTTCTATTGATGTAACTTTAGTTATATCTTTATAACGTACTGTGTGGCGGTATCTTTCCCACCATTCTTCTCTAATTTGTCTTAAAACATCATCTTCAGCGTGTTGAAGTTGAGTATCCCATGAAGCAATACCATAAGCCGCTATATCTGGCTGGTATTCTTGCAAATGAGATAATGCTACACTAAAAACAGTTGTTGTCATTATCTACCTAAACATTGACCATTACAATTACACATCTTTAACTCTTTTCTTTTTTTTAGGTGTACTCTTTTTTTCTTCACTATACAATTTAAAACCTCTGTACTCCCACATCTTTTGATTTTTTTCCCAATCTATTTCTGGGCGTTCTATTATCTTTGAACCTCTAACTAATTTTATCATCATAAACTCCTATAAATAAAGGGGGTTATTAAACCCCCTTGTATTA